TCTGTGGAAGGGCCCGAGGGCATTATTCTGGAAGGTCTGATGGAATCCCTGGCCGAATACTATTCCGCAGAACTGGCTCAAAAGATGCGGCGTGGTATGCGGGAATCCGCATTGAAAGGAAGAGCCATCAATCCCAGCCGCCCCCTGGGGCTTACTACGGATGAACACAAGCGATTTATTATCGACGAGAAAAACGCCCCGACCATTCGATTCATCTTTGAGCACTATGCGGCCGGAGAAAGCAGCGCTTCCATCGTGGAGC